CCTGGACAGATGGATTATCATCAAGAACTTCTTGATTCATCTCATCCCACAAGGCTTTACCTTTTGTCCAGGCATTTTGTGTAACCCAAGTGTTACCTGCTGTTGAAATTGAAACGTCAAGTGCCGAAACAACTCCAACGTCGTCAGTTACTGTAACACCCGCAACTGCATACTGATACCCCTGCCTCATCAATTTTCGATTGAGTCGGGATAAATCAGAACTTAGATCAATAAATCTAGATACACCTGCTGCAGACGTTGGCATCTCATAAAAGAGAGATACAACTGCTGGTTGAAGTTTCTTATGGGAACTTTTCTTACGGGCCATTGGCCCTATGGTAAGGAAGGAGGTGTTTATAGTTTCCTCCAAACTCCCCTACCCCCTCCGAGACTGAGAACCACTACGTATTCCGTGACATCAGCCCCGGATTCCCATCTTCTTCGCCTTTCCACCGGAGGTGGAGGTCTAAAAATTAATAGCACAAGATGTGTAACATTTTCAGTCACAACGGCAATATACCAATAGCCGATTAGTCTTTTTCAAGACTTTAGTAGGACAAGAACACTGATGAGTGATCAGTTTTTGTTTTGATTTGACCAGGGTATTTACCTGGAACAATTCACATTTACAATACCAGGGGAGAACACTTTCGTTGGTTCCAAACAACCTGGTAATGTTTTCGCAGACATGACAAAGAGTCATCGCCAGCACCCACAGTAATCATAGCCACACCTATGACACCGAGCAGGCCTCGCCACGGGCGGGCGTGGCTCCGCCACCAATACTGCTTTGCCTTCGGCTGAACTACCCAGCAAATGCTGGTGTTCGATAGAGAAGATTAAATCCGTTTTCATCAAACCGTTCCAACAAATGACGGTTCTTAAGGATTATAGGTAAAATACTGGGCTGAAAACGGGGTTGAGGTAATTCCCTCCTTAGCCGTTTCAGAACCAGCATAAGCAGCCGCCCCAACAATTGCTGCAAATGGAACAGCAGGGGCAACTCCTCGTAAAACCAAACCTGCACCAGTGTATATTTGTTTTCTAAACGTTTGATACGTTTGTTGAGGGCCTAAATTATGCCCTGCAAATGTTGGGGGTGCCAGGAGCGATCCCAATCCATAATAAGTAGCCAACCAGGCTGACTCATAAATCACTGAAGACACAATAAACTCAAGAGGAGTCTTAGGTGGTGAAATTAATGTCCGTGGTGTGATTTTCATTCAACCCACTCCATTCCACAACGTTCACATTGAAAATGCCAAATAGGCCTTTCATGTGTTTCATCGACACAAACACTGCCGACTTTATCTGAATCACATTTAGGACACATGTGAATCATTTTTTTGTTCTAAATCTATAAGAATCCGAACGAGTACGTTTAATCGGTTTCTTTGAACGAGCATCAACAAGAGTCTTGCTGCTCTTTTTCTTTCCAAGATAACGGTAACACACCTTTCTATCATCAAGATAAAAATGGCGACCATAATTGTATTTAGACATCAGAAGCACACTCCTGATAGTTGGCCAAGAAGGCGGTCACTCACACCAAGAAGATGAAGCAATCCAATAGCGAGCAAATACTCAATTCGATTATTCTTGATGTGGTTGAGAACGGATGTGGCTGTGGCCACCTCCTTGACAGTTTCTGCGGCAGTTTCCATATTATCACTGCCCCATAGGTACGGCCATTACGCCGCGATAATCTCCTGGAACAAGATGAACTTGAACACGACAATTATCGGTACCTACCGAACGGACAGCATCAATTCGAAGCAGTCCACACTCGGCAGTAAAACCAGGTAAAGTCAACGTAGGAGTGAAATCATTCTTAACTCCACGTGCAACTCGTGTAGTAGCTTCCGAAGTAGTAAATACTGCTCCACCAGGATATGCACCAGCATTCATAGAATAAGGAGGTTGATCGTTCTGATCAATAATGACAGTCGCCAACTCAGGGTCCTGACTACCATCATCAGTCAACTGAAGATAAAATGAAGTCGGTAATCCAACAGGAACATTAGGAGTAATGTCCTGAACTGTTGCTCGAGAATCCTCATATGCCTTAACCAGTGAAAACACACCATTAGGCAAATCATCTGGACCAACCAGACAAGCCGTATATTCTGCGGCAGGTAATACTGCACCAGTTGCAGGATCTACATCATGTTGAGGAACAACATACGTGCTTTTAGCCCATTCATATCCACCGGGCAAAGCACCAGCAGCACCATTAAGTGCTGCTATTGTGTTGGCTGCTGCCATATTCTCTGTCAGACTTACTTTGTAATCAGCCCACTTACCCTGGACAGATGGATTATCATCAAGAACTTCTTGATTCATCTCATCCCACAAGGCTTTACCTTTTGTCCAGGCATTTTGTGTAACCCAAGTGTTACCTGCTGTTGAAATTGAAACGTCAAG